GCCCACGTCATAGGTGAAATAACCCTTTTCTGGATTGAGGAAATTCAATCCTTCAACGCCATTCTCAAAACCTTTGGGTAGCCTTTCTCGGGGTATGTGATCACCTTTCGCTCTCTGTTTGCTGACGAAGGTGTTGTAGAAATTAGATATCGCTGGCAAGAACTTGGCGAAGTCCCTGTTCAAAGGTCCTAGATGTTCCTGCCCTATGTTTGACATTATTGTGCCTGTGCTGGTATGATGTAACGATATACACCCACTCCCGAATCCACTGTGACTTGCATTGCACCTTCATTGGAGAAATGCAGAGTGACCTTGGCAGAATCAGACAGTTTTAATATTTGTAGAACCTGTGCCACCGGCCAACTCCAACCTTTGTTAAGGCTGCCCTTGACTCCCGTGGCGAATGTGAATTCTCCACCATGTGATGCTTGATCACCAAATGTGAATATCAAATTGCCATTGTCTGTTCTCACAACGAATGTATTATGTTCTGTGTTTGCCACCGATTGGAAGTTGAATCTCTGTACGCCCGCCACTGTGGGTTCGATCTCCACGTCCCATTTGACACCCTTGAACTTGATGGTCTTCAATTTCTCGTTGATTATCTCAGCGTTCATGAAACGATAATCATTTTTGAAATCACCTTTTTCATTTGCAAAGTGTATGCCCACAGGTACCTCGGCACCATTGCGATTGCCTTTGATGACTGAAATATTCGCTTTGTCTTTGTATTCAGGACATTTCAAATGAATATCTAATTTATTCAATTGTGGCATTCCAAATGTGCCTGTCAATCCTGTTTGTGCCTGTTTGAATGTGCCCTGCAGTATCACTGATCGATCCTCGGCCATGGAATCGATCGCGGTCTCAGCATCTGTGCCAGTGATCTTGACCAGCTCCAGGAAGCCCAGACCGTATGTGTGCTTGACTATGTCTCTCAATACGTCTATCATGTGTTTGCCTGTTCTTTAAAGTTAAAAATTAAATTGTATAGGATATTTAGATAGAAATCAAGCCTAAATTATTTTTTAGCTGGAATTTCCATTACCTTGTACAGCACGGGATTGTCATTGCCGGGTTTCTGGAATATGGCATAGTTGGCGCCAGATTTGAACTGGTTCATCTCTATCACTTTATATCCGCATTCTTTGATCAGTTGGGTCATGGCCGATTTGGTGTTGTAGTTCCAATAACCACGCTTGGCCTCGTTGAGGTCATGATCATATTCGCAGTTGGCATAGTGCAGGAAAACATAGCCGCCGGGCAAAGTGACCCTGTGTATGTCCTTGAGATATAATTTTATGTGCTGCTGCGTGAAGAATGGAAATGTGTCCCAGCTGAACACAAAATTTACCGAGTTGCTGGGTATGTCAGGGCACGCGGTCCAATTGGTCAGATGAAATTTTACAAATTGCAGGTGCGGTGGCAGGAACAGTTTCTTTACCTTGGTCTGGGTGTGCGGAACCACGTCAACGAAATAGTTCAGCCTCCAGGCCAGGAAACACTTGCTGAATTTTCCATAGCCGGGTCCTATCTCCAAGCTGTTGCACAGATGTGCGGACTCCCCGGCCTTGCCGAAGTTGTTGATCTTGAGCACTATGCTGTCAAACAACATCTGGTCGTGCAGCAGGTCATGCCTGGCATGCCTCCACTCCAGGTCAGCGGCGTACCAGTCCTTGGTCTTGTCCAACCTGTTTATCTGGTCCTCGTTGTTCATGTCAACGGCCATGGCCAGGGCTCTGAGTATCTTTAGATTGTCGTCTATCAGCTTCTGGAAGTCATGACCCTTGATCTTCTCCAGTTTCTCTATGGTTAATTTTATCTCCTCAATGCTCAGCATCACGCCATCTCGAATAGTTTGTTAAATGTGTTTCCCGTCTCTGTGGATCTCACGTCCCATTCCAGCACGCCGATGAGATTCTCTATCTTGCCATCCAGCACGCTCTCCTCCATGCCATCCGAATCAAACGGCAATTCCTTGAACCATTCAGGCAATCTCTGTTCGTCCACGGGATATGCTATGGAAGTGTAGCCCAGTGGATTGTTCCTCAATTTGCACACTATGACCTTGGCGCCATCCAGTATCGGCATGCTGTATCGATCCCCGTACAGCTCTCTGCAACGATTCCAGTTGATCGAAGCCCTGACGTGTCCAGGCATGTTGGCCTTGCCCTTCTTCTTCTCTTCCTCGTGGTACTCTGTGACGTTGTTGGCACGCTTGGGCGAACCCTTCTCCCAGCCCGGCCTTGATTTGAATTCCGCGCGGAACTGCTTGATCTTGTCCAACACCTCTGTCTCGGTCTTGCCCACCAGCACCAGATACAATATCTCGCTGAGGAAGTCCTGCACGAACACCGGAGTGTCAGAACGCTTGAGATCCAGGCCCATGGCCTTGACCTTGCCTTCCTTGCCCGCCGTGTCCACACGCTCTCCCTCCTTGTCGAAATACAACAATGCATATCTTTTTTTGGTTATAAAAAGTCCTTTGCTGGCCACCAATTCTCTGCCCGCTCGTATGACATCACCCCGGGTCTTGGGGCAATGGAATGACTTGGTCATGAACGTAGTGAACGTGCCATTTACTTCTTCAGCAATTCGATCATACAGTGCGATCGTGTTCTCCTTGCCCCATGGTATCTGCCCACTATCTATTTCTTTTTTCAATGTAGCATACGCAGAAAAATATACAGAGTCTGTGTCCCCATATATCACACTCTCACCTAAGTGATCGTATTTGCCTGCTATGATCTCATTGGTTTTAGCAGCCATGTGTTGTGTGATACATCTGCCAGTTAGTGTTACACTTTGTCCAATACGCATGTCAAAGAAACGACAGCCCGGATTTAGAATTGCGCCATACAGAGAGTTTAGATTAATTTTTTTAACCAATTGTCTTTTATCCCAAAACTCTCGTTCAATAGCATTGTCTCCACACTCACTCATTCTTTTTTGCATCTCTTTCCTCTCAGCGTACCACCTCTTCAACAAGCCTGGTATCACCCCCTCGAACTCATAGGTGAATATGGTTCCGTTGGCAGAGATCATCCACTGCCTGTTGCCGTCGAACACAAGGTCATGCAGTTGTGCCGCGCTCATCCTGACACTGGTGCCATCTTCCCAATCAATGATCAGTTCCGTGCCCTTGTCCTTGTTCATCACTGCCTGGTACTCCCAGCAACCGAACTGCCCTTCCCATGCCGTAGCGAACGACTTGCCCTGGTGCTTGGCCCTGTTTATCTCCGCTGACGTGATCACAGGACGTATCTGTCCCACGATGGTTTCCGGACCCATGTTCAAGGCCCTGATCACGGAAGGATACAGTGAGTTTATGTCCACGGATCCTATCCAGTCATGTATGCCCTTCTTGGGATAGGCCACATATGCTCCCGCCGCTGTCTCGATTGGCGCGGAATCATCTCTCTTGATTCTGCCCGGCACTATCATGCCTCTCCTGTGCGCCTCATTGATGATGGCCTGCTCTGTGACTGCCACTGCTCCCATGGTGGTCTGCAGCAGCACTGTGTTCTGGTGTGCGATCTCATTGGCCAGCTCAATGAATTTTAATTTCTTCTCTAATTTGGCCAACAGGTCGCAGTCCTGTCGGTTGTATTCTATGAACATGCCAAAGTCATTGTTGTACAACTGGTCCAGTGATCCCTCATAAACAGTCTTCTTCTCATCCAGTTCCCATTCGCCTATCGCATCCAAACGATAAGAATGCCTCTCCTCATAGGTGTACTTCCTATACAACTCCAATAGGTCCAGGTGCACCCTGCCTATAAGATCATAACTGATCTGTTCCCTGCCATATTTCTCAAATGTTCTCTTCTTGGGTTTCTCTCCCCAGAAGCACAGTCTCCTCGTGTCGTCTGAGCTCAATACCTTTTGGATCCTGCCCACTGTGTAAGGTATGTCGTATCCTTCCGAGTTCCATCCACTGATAACATCGCCCTCGTCCACCAAGGTCAGAAAAGCGTCCAGCATGTCCTTTTCTTTCTCAAACAGCATCACGTTGCTGAATCTCTCCACCTGCAGCTTGGCATCTGCCATGCTGAGTCCCTTGGGCGGCACCGCGAATGTGACCAGTTGGTCAGTCCAGTTGAGGTAACAGGTGATCGCCGTTATGGGCATGAAAGGGTCGTCGGTGGTGGAATATCCTCGCTGTGGATCAAAGTCCACCTCAATGTCAAAGAACACTATGTTGAGTTTTGGAGCATCCTTGCCCAGATAATTCTCCTCCAGACAGCGGAACACAGGATTGATGTCCTGCTCATAAAGTTTCTTGTTGCTCCTGATCTTTTGTTCTTTTATGAATTCCTTGAATGAGCCGCAAGTGACCTTCTGCAAAGTTTCTCCGTGTATGCTCCTGTGCTTGCCTCGGGCGTCGGGATAATAGAACACATATCTGGCATCGTAGTCCACGAATTTCCTTTTGCCCGTGGCGTCACGCTCCACAACCAACACCTTGTCGTCGTCCCTGCGATAGTATGCGTCTATGTAGCTCATTTAAAAAATACCAAGTAGTTGCCGATGCAGTTCATTATGGTGAACCATCCGGCAAGCGTAGTTATCCATAGGTTTCGCCTGCGATAGGCAGAATAGGCCATGGTGACAGAGCCAATAAGATAGAGAGGAAACACCAGCTGCATCTGTGGATGGGGACTAGTGAACGTCAACATTATTGATCCAGCCACGGTGAATAGCAGTGATATCAGTTCGTAATAGAATGCCGTCCTATCTGTGCGATAGCTCTGTATCCAGAATTCTCTTACGACGCCATACACTAGATCTTGCCCGCCGCTGCCAGTATGCTGTCCAACATGTCCATGTCGTCCGCCACTGCCTTGTAGTTGTCTCTGTGAGCTATTGAGATGGCCTTGTTGATCAGCGCCGGCTTCAGCTCAAGTTCCTCCGACAATGCCTTGACAGTGTCCTTGAGGCCGCTCTTGAGATCATCGATCTCGCCCATGACCTGTGAGCCTTCCTTGATCAGTTGTATCAGTTTGGTTTTTTCCGCTTCGTTGAAATTTCTTCCAGACATCTTATCTCCTTCGTTATTATTGCTTGTATTATACTATGTGGGAGATATTAAATCAATTACTTTTTTGTGAGACTGGCCCAGCGAGACTGGAACCACTGCCGTGCCTTGCCCTTTATCTCTTCTGGTAAGATCAACTTGCCGGACTCGCTGCAGTAAGTGATGTTCTCTACAATGGCGTTTATTGCTGCGGATTTGGTAATTTTTTTGCTGTCTTCACCCATTAGGTGCACTGGGTCATCCATGAAGCCCTGAGCCCTCTGCAGACCCCTGGATCCTGCGCTGATTGGCCTCTGCACCTGGGCGTCCGTGCCCACGTGGCCGTGGTCCTTCAGCCTCATCATGTCGTCCAGGTATTGCTTGTAGGAAAATATTGGTATGCTGCTCATCTGCTTGTATTTATTTGATTATTTCTTTTCTTCGGAAAGCTGGTCTTTGTATGGCAGTGCTGAGGATTCGATGAAGTCCAGTTCGGTCAATGCTTTTTCAACCGCTGCTGGATCGGCAAGTGTGTGAACTATGAAGCCATCGTAGGCGGTTGGATCTGGTTCTACATCTGCCTTGATGCCCTTGGCCTGCAGCTCCATCTTGATGCTGTCTGCGTATCTCTCGTCCACTGGTCTGTCCAGCCTGAAGTCACCTCTCGCCCTGAATGCTAATTCTCTTGGTTCTGTCTCGCCCTGGTATCCTGATGCCTCATCGGTGCCTTCTGCCTGCACGTAGCCCAGTTTCTCATATTCCGGCCACGACTTCTCAGGGACCTTAATGACGCCTTCTTTGCCATCTGGTTTGATGACCATTATCATGTCATCACTTTTCGTTGCTGTGGATGTGGATGTGGGTGTGGCTGTTTCTGCTGATTTTTCTTGGACAACTTCTTCCGCTGCCTTTTCTTTCTCTGCGATCACTTCCTGCTCCACCTTCTCCGCGTCCGCTATGATCTCTTTAGTTTCCTCAGTCTTGAGTAGAATGCTTGATGATTCCTCATTGTAGACTGCCTCATTGTCCGATATGCTGTTGTAGAGCTCAACCAATGCTGACTCGTCACATGATCTGATATATTCCTGTAGGTCTTTCTGCACCACTTCTCTGAACGTCTTTGCGTCATATGTCTGTTCTTCTTTTTGTTCGGCTTTGAGTTCCGCCAACTTTGCCTCCAGTTCAGCGATTTTGTACAACCTATTGCTTGCTTTTTTTGCTTCTTTGATGATTTTTCCCGCAATAGACTTGTCTGATTCTTCTATGGCCTTTGTGATGTCGCTCTTCTCGCCGGTGATTGATTCAATTAATTTTTCCGCCTTGGCTGATATCTTGGGTGGTTCCTTGAATTCCTTGATTCCGGCCAATTTGGCAATGTCAGCCAATGATATTGATCTGTCATCCAGCACTCTGGGCTCTTTCTTTGCTGCTTCCAACAGTTCTTGGCGTTCCTTTTCTGGGGAGAAATCGCTCAATTCATTGAGTCTTTTTACAAGTTTTGCGAAATCGTCGTGCTCAAATTTGCGTGCCATATGAAGTATTTATTAAAACCAGTATTATAATAATATATTATTATTTGGGCTTGTGCTAGTGCTTATGTTTAAAAATCACTTGGTTTTAACGTTTTTGGCAGCACCTTTGCGGTTGGCATTGGGATCCTGCCTGCGCTTCCTTGCCCCTGCTTTGGCTCGGCCCTTCTTGCCCATAGCATAGGCCTTGCTCCTGGGCAGGCACTTGGGCTTGCCTTCCTTGCTGCTACCCCTGGCACAATCACCCCTGATCTTGCCGTCTGGACCAAATCTCACCCATTTCTGCTTGAACCATTTCTTGAGATCCTCATTCAGCGATTCATTGAAAACTAGATTGCCACAATTGACGCAGATGTCGATGTCCTCTTTTTTAACGCAGTTGGGAACCATGCGTCCGCCCTTGGGTTTCATGCCCCTCTTGACATAGCCCTGCCAACATGCTTCTATGATTTCTTTATATCTCATTTTTTCTTGTTGCCCCAGTTGGCAGCGCCTACCTTGCGGCAGCGCACCAATGCGCCTGATGCATAGGCGCTGGGCCAAACTTTGTATCTGGATTTGACCTTGCTGTAGCATGCGTCCTGCTTTTCGGTGATGTCTGTGACTTCCAACGCCATCTCTAAATTATCCTGTAGATGTTCTTGGTATGTCATCTGCTCTGCCTTGGCTGGCTGCTTTGTCACCATCTTGTCCTGTTCGCTGTCCTTGGGCCTGTTGTTCTGCTTGTTGTAATCTCGGATGGGCTGCATGATCTTGCCCATTATCTTAGTCTTGAAGCTCTCGTTCTCTTTCTTGAGATCCGCGGGCATGAACTTGGCATATCTGTCCTGCATGTTTTTGACCGACTGCAGGTTCTGGCCGGAGTCCAGGCTGATCTGTGCCTGCTCGATGTCCTGCTTGATGTTCTGCATCATCTGCGTGTCGCCTTTTTGCTTGGCAACATCTAATGCTTTGTTCATGGCCTGTATCACTGGCACGCTGTCGTTTATGCTTTTATTCATGACACCCATGCCCGCAACGCTGCCTGCTATGATGCCGACCGCTGCCAATCTTTGTAAAAATCCTTTTAGGTCCTCGTCCAGTTCCACTTCTTTCAAATTATCGTAGTTCTTTTTGAAATGATCCTGTGCCACTGTGTAATTGCCTGATGAGAATACGACCTTGCCATCTTTGTCCAACACATCATACTTGCCTTTTGATGACTGGCTAATGTAAGGTTTTTGAGTGCTCTCAAAATGTTTGGAGTAAGGACGACCTTTGGCAAATTCTCTGCCATAGCTGTATTCTTGACCCTGTGCCAGTTCCTTGGCTGAAAATCCTGGTGCTATCTGTCCACCACGGGCCTGCTTGGCCACATCTTCTCTGTTTTTAAACACTGCTCTTATTTCGTCAGGAGTCATCATGTCCAGTTTTTTCTTCCTGGCCGCCATGCTGCCGGACATCCGAGAGCCCTCATTCTGCTTGCTCTCTCTGTTCTCTTTGGCTCGTTCTTTTTCAAACTGCTGCACTCTCTTCTTCAATATGTTCAGCATGCCGGGCTTAGTTTCTATGTCATCCACCGGTGTCTCCGTGGCCAGTATCTCATCGATATTCTTTTTTACTATCTCGGCATGCTTGCCGTGTAGGTCACCCATCTCTTCTCTGTAGGGATTTAACATTTGATAATCTTCATAATGATAAACTGCATCCAGCATGTCCACTGCTCGATTCATTTTGGTCTGCACCCAGCCCTCGATGTCATCACCAGGCCTCACCATGGCTGCAATCTGTAGAGCATATTTGGCAGTGGCGTACAACTGTGATCTTGACATGTGCCCCTCGCCTGCGTCCTCTGAATATGTTTGTCCTTCGAGATAGTGTGCCGCGCTTGCGATGTAGCCCGACGCCAGGTCAATCTTCTTGGCCACCCAGGATTCCATCTCCTGGTCATTGCTCAATAGATTGTGTATCTTTATGGCGTATTTGCCTGCTCTGATGGCCTGCTTGATGAACATGCTGGCTTCGTAGGTGTCTGGTTGCACGGGTACGTTCAATTCGTTAATACGCATACCATTATTTATGGTTTTTCGCAGCAGTCGCAGTTGCATCTGCGGCACACTTCTATGGTCCATTCGCGCATCATTTTGCCAGCTATATGCTCGCTCTCTTTTCTTTTCAGGGTCTTTTTGCAGTGGTTGGAATTGCCGCAGTTGCGGCAATGGGGTTTCTCTTTCCTGGACATTATCTCCTCACCACTCCCGGCCCACCAAACAGGTTGGCGCCCTTGAGTTCATGTGCGCCCTTGGCAGTGCCATTTGGGTTCTTTGGTGTGTAGGCCTTGGGCACCCTGGGCGCCTTGTTGCCTGACTTGCCCGGCGATCCACTATAGCTCTTCTTGAATCTATCTGGTCCTATGGCCACGTGTGGTGATGTGACACTGGCTATGTTGCCCGCGGAAGTGGCTCCTGCTGTGGCTGTTTCTCTAATCACTATCTCGTTGATTCTCATCTTGCTTGTATTTATCGCTCAATCCCACTAGGAAATCTTTTACAAACAACCAATTCAACTGAAAATGTCCTTTATTTAAATTTAGATTTTTAGGCCACCATATTCTGTGTTTCTTTTTCATGCTTATTTGTAGAGCGCAGTCTTCTCCAAAAACTTTGTCACCTGCGGTAGTTTTTTGTTCAGGTTTAAATAAATCAAAATAATTATGTAAATTCAAAGGCCATTCAATCCTTTGCAGGAAATTATTTAATATGCTTTTTAGTGTGTGGGCGCTTGCCTTGCGAGAAAAGCGGTCCACATATCTTTGTGTAAGCTCGACAGGATTTCGAAACAATGCATATGGCATTATATAAAAATGGCTGAGATACAACAAAGTCGATCGGGTCATGAATCCATTGATATGATTTGAATCTGAATTCTTGATCTCTATACGCAACATGCCCTGCGATGTTTTCAATATTTCATCATCAAATATATAAACAAAAAATTTTGGATGAATGATTTTCTCTTTGGTCCTGTTGCCTGGATCAAGCACACGACATATGTCATGGAAAGAATAGCGATTTATATCAAATTCTTTTTGCCACCAATATTTTTCCAAATGTGGTGTTTTGTAATATAATTTAGGATTTAGTTCATGCTGTGAAAAAGTTTGGCTGCTCCTTTCTAATACTTTTCCATCTAAACTTTTATTTGTCAAATAGGTCAGTTGTCCATCCCTCATGTACACTTCGGGACAGCATTCGGGAATCTCTATCTCGTCGATCATGACGTCACCCACATAGATCCTACCCGTGGGCGACTTTTTGTAAATCTGGCAATAGAAACCCAAAAATATGACCTGCTTCATATCCTTAGTTATTGGTGTATGTTTTAATTGTTATTTTTTCCGGCCCTGTCGCATGTTGATCTGCCAGTGTGCCAGTTGCTTCTTGCGCTTGCTGGCGGTCTTGCTGCCGCGGATCTTCTTGAGCTGTGCTATGGTGGCCTTCTTGGGTATGCCTGCCCGCTTGCTGTCACCCTTGCGTCCTGGTCCCTTGCCATTGGCAAAGTTTTCATCCACGGAGTTTGTTAAATGTAATTTCTTTAAATTTCTTTCGGTCTCTCCGGGCTTGACATCCGCAGTGGTGTTCTGCTTGGTGATCGTGCCCACGCCGGCAGCATCTTCTCTGTGTATGACTTCTCTGATCTTCATTTCACTCGGAATGGATAGCCCATGGGAAAGCCCGCATGGTAGCCCATCTTGGTTCGTTGTTTCTGTCTCTTGACCGCACGCTTCTCGTATCTGTTGATTATCTTGTTGACGTCAGGATGTATCAATTTAGGATCTTGGGTGTAGACTATCTCACGTATCTTCATTTTTTAAGAGTGCTCTTAAGAGTGCTCTTCAGCATCCAACCATGTTTGCTGTGTGCGTCCATTCTCTCCGCTATGAAATTGCCAAAGCCATGCATGTGGTTGGCCTCTAGAATATCAAAAGCAACGCCGAGACTTTTCAACACCTTGTCATTGCTGTCCAGCAGATTCTGATACATCTTCTCTGCCACGGGTATTTCGTCTGACTGCTGTATGCTCGACAGCTCTTTCAGCCTGTCAAACATCGCCGGGGCATAGGTGCCCATGGCACGCAGCTCTTCCGCGAACTGGTCTATGGATTTGAACACTTCCTCGTATATCTTGCCCAGCAGCTCATGGTCCTGTGGGAAGTTGCGCCCCTCCACGTTCCAATGATAATAGTGCGCCTGAAGATAGAACAGGAAGGTGTCTGCGAAGGCCTGTTTTGCGATCTTGCCAATTTCTGGTGTCATGATGTAATCCTATTTATTAGCTTTTCGTCTCGGCATTGGGTCTTCGCCGGTGAGATAGGGCAGCGAGAACCACAGCTTGAACCATTCCGGGGTGCCGGGCCTGATGTTGTGCTTCCTTTGATACTGTGCTTTCTCCGTGGCCGAATGGCTGACGTTTTCTCCCACGCTGGGTTGATTGTCTGCTCTGTTGATGCCCGCCAGTGTTTTGAGTTGTTCGATGTCCATGTGCTAGGATCCAAATACTTCCAATGCGTGTTTGTAGTGCTTGATGCGATCTTCCAGTCCAATGGTGCCACCGTTGATGCGCTTGGTCATGGTCAGTATGTCTCCGGTGTCCGCGTACTGATTTAGGTTGTTGGTCTTCCAGAACCAGCAGGCAGATTCCACTGCGCCTTCAAAACTTTCTAATAGAGATGGTACCATCTCCACTTCCATGCCTATGCTCTCGGCAAATTTTGTGTAATTGTTCTTGCCAGTCAACTGTATCAATCCCCTGCCACAATAGCGAAATCCATCACCTGATGACTCATCACCGTTGCCCATCCTGCCGCCGTACACTCTGTTGGCGATCTGTTCTTGCTTGTGTGCATATTCTTGTGCGAGTTCATCTGTGGGGAAATATTTTGGGAACACCTTTCTCAGGCTCTCCCATCGATAATTTAAATTCTCTTTCAATCTCTTGAATCCACCACTCTCGTGTGCGCATTGTGCTATGAAGCCGGCCACTCGCTCCGCTGTGTCGATCTCGTATCTGGGCAGCACGTTTGACAGTGCCTCGTGCCAGCCATCCAGGTTGGGGTTATTACCAATTATCGACTGCAACTGTTCTTTGGTGAAAGTGAATGACATGTTTTACTCCTGGTTCTCTTGGGTTTGTGATTTGACTTGCTCTTCTGTGAATTGCAGTCTGCCGCTGCGATTGAGGCTTGATGCTCCCTTGGCTATGCCCGGTTCTAACTTCTCCACCTTGCCGCCCTTGGCCAGGAATTCCTGCATCATCCTGTCCTTCTCGTCCTGCGCCATCTTGATTTCCTTATTGGACCTATAGTCCCGGCGTATGTCAATTACCATTTTTTTCTCCGTATGCTTTTAATGCCTGTTCAATGGTACTTAGTGAATTCTTGTTGGCCTGATATAGAATTCCGTAGCCGCCCTTGTCCTGCCATTTCTCTATGTTGATGGGACGATCATCGATCAGTATGTTGGCTGTGCCTTTCGTGGTTGCGTATTTCTCTTTCCTTCCTGACACTATGGTCTCGTCCGGCTGCTCGATGTTCTGGTTGATCCAGACCTTCTTCCATTTGGCCGAGTTGTCATGATCCCCCCGCAGTGGAGAGGTCAGTATGGAAAATCTCCCACCTGTGAATTTTTTAATCATGGCTATGAGGTTGTCCGCGGATGGGAACTTGGGCAGCGTCTCAAAGAAATTGGTGCCCGTGATCCTCTCGATCACGTCCTGCCTGAGATCTTTGGATTTGTCGGACGTCAGCTGCTTCCAGTGGCTGACTCCGTAGAGCTTTTCAACTCCGCCAAAGAAGTCTGCTATCACTCCATCCATGTCAAGGTAAACTGTGGGTTTACCATTTGCTCGGTCGGGCATCACTTCATTATACAACTTTTCCGTGTTTGTTGCAACCTGCT